GATTAAAAGCCATTAGTCCTCCTCTCCTTCCTTTGCGCATTTCACTGCAGTTATGTATTCGTTTACAAGATCTTCATAGTCTTTCGCTGCCAGTGAGCGCGGAGAATACAGAGGAATCGGTATCCTTGCGTATGTGCTTTCAGATACCTTTCTTGAGTATCTTATTTTTGTCTTTAGCATTGGATAGCCTGCTGCCTGGATCATTTCCAGCCCCTGTCTCTGGGCTTCGTTTCTTCTGTCGTACTTCGTGATAAAGATCCAGAAATTTTCCAGATCTTTGTTCAGGTCTTCTTTTGTGTATCCGATCTGGCTCACCAGCTCCGGCAATCCCTCGGTTGTATTGTCGTCAATCTCAACTGGAATCAGTACATCATCACACGCTGTCAAAGCATTAATCGTAGACACGTTGATGTCCGGAGCGTTATCAATAATGCAAAAATCATACTGATTTTTCACGCATTCAAGAGCGTCCCTGATACGGAACTGCTGCGGGCGCGTCTGATCTAACATAACCGCCTGATTTGCACTAAGCAGACGCATATTTGCCGGAAGGACATCCAGACCTGCGAAATCTGTATGCTTAATGAGCTTATTCATCCAGTCTTCCGGATGTCTGGCTGTCATAATTCGGTCAATTCCTTCCCCGTCCTGGGTACGGCGGTTTAATCCGCGCGACGCGTCTCCCTGCTTGTCATTGTCCACCAGGAGAACTCTGTTTCCCTGGCTTGCAAGAATATATGCGACACTGTTTGATGTAATTGTCTTTGCAACTCCACCTTTTAAATTTATTACTGCGATTGTTCTCATAATCGTTTCCCCTTTTTTGTCATTCTCTTTCTTTTCCTCTGCTGCAGCCTTCGAACGCTTCTAACCTTCCTCCTAATCCACGATCTGTTCTGCAGTAGCACATCGTTTTATCACCACATGCTCTATATTCGCACTCTCTACAAAGTACAATTCTTCTGTACTTTTTCAGCAACTTCCAAGCCTCGCTCTGGCTGAAAGAATTGATTTTGTCATATTCTGTCTTTATTTTGCTTATGTGCTTACTCATTTCGCACGAACTGCAGAAATAATACTCAAGTGCTTCCTGGCTTGTTGTCTTTTCTCTATACTGACAAATATTGTCGCAGATGTAAGTCTCCAGGGCTTCAATGTCTGTGTCTATTCCTTCGCTTTCGGTCTTCGTCGGCGCGGCGCATCCATTCAGGTTTTCCTCCTTCTGGTTCGCTTTCAAAGTAAATCCCTCCTTTCCGGTCTTTGTAGTATGTGAATCTGTATCCGGATTTAATGATCTCACCCAGATACTCCATTTCTGCCGGGTTCTGTTCCGGTCTCAGGCTCCATCCCTTTCCCCATATTTCCTCCGGCTTCACGTTTCTTCATTTCCTCCTGTAACCATGCTGAATATGTATGTTTCCCAGTCTGTGAGGATATTGTGATATTGCACTCCTGCAGCTTCTTGCAGGCTGTCTCCCACTCCTGGGCGTTCTTTATCGGTTTTCCTTTTGTGTCCTTGAATCCTGCTGCCATCATGTCGTCAGTTTTCAGAATCCGCGTTGCAACAAATGCGTCTCTTGTATATACGCATACTTCACATTCTTTGTGAAAATGTCCCAGGGCTTTTATAAGGGCTTGCAGGTTCGTCTTGTGATATGTTCCCTCAATGCTTCCGAATCCCTCTCTGGTTATCGGTGCGCCTTTGAATATCGTTTCGATCACATACCCGTATTTACGCTGCATACATTCCTGGGACTGTTTATCTGTCTCCAGATATATGTTTACCTTCATGCCCTTTCCCTCTTTTTCTTTGCTTTCTTCTTTTCCTGCTTTGGCAGTCGAACTGTTCTAATCAGGGTATAAGATCGGTACTGGTAGCCTGTCAGATCATTCACGCCTTCATGCAGAGAGTCTTTTTCCACTTCCCAGCCCTTTGGCACTCTGACTTTTCCCCATGTTTTCCAGTGTTTATACACTTTTTTCTCTGGCTCCGGAACTGGAAGGTTGCGTGATGCGGAATAGTTTGCCTCTCTCAGCCTCTTGTCCGTCTCCGGTGTCTTCGTTATGTAGTTGGCCAGTTTCTCAAACTCACCTTTTTGATACAAAAGCTGGTTCTGTATCTGTCCATGTTTCCATGCCTTCGCAAGAATAACGTCTGTATCAGGGATTCTGTTCACAATAATGTGAATGTGCCAGGCTCCCCTTGTGCCGACTTCTATATTCCGCATCCATTTCAGTTCTGCTCCTCTTTTTTTGTATTCCCTTCTGAGTATCTGCAGGAATGCTTTCCAGTCTTCCTTTGTTTCTTCCATGGATTCCGGTCTTTTGTTCTTCTCGTATGATAATCTTGTAAAATAATCATCTACGTCGAAGTTGTTCCGGAGCTTCCACCTTGCCAATCTCTCCCTGTTGTAGCGATTCCTCTTTGCCATCTGTTCCGGAGTGGCTTTCTTTTTCTCCTGCCTCTCCTGTCCTGGTGCTCCATACTTTGCCGTGTGATATTCATACACCTCTATGGCATTCCGGAACCTCATTCTTTTACACATGTAACTCATTATCGTATCCCCTGTTTTGAATCCATCTTTAATACTCTTAGCAAGTAAGCAACAGGGGCTTTTGTTCCCCTGCTTTTTCGGCTTACTTTCATTAACTTTTCAAGGATCCGGTGTTGCCGTCTTCTAGTTTACATAATATCTTTTTTCATTGCTTCAAAATATGTTCTCGCAGCTGCTTCCGTCATGTCGTGAATTGTTCCTGACTTAGTTTCAAAGCCTATGCCATTAATCAATCTTTTTGATATAGCTGTCGCCTCTGGGTTTTCTTTTTCGATTCCTTCTGTGATGATATGTAATGCAGCTATGGCAAAAGCTATATCTCCGCTCGGCATAATCTCCAGATTTTTCTGCAATTTATCTACCCATAACTGTGTACGTTCTAAGTAGAGTCTTGCAGTCTCTTCCTTATCTGCTTTTACGACTTTCTCCACAAATTCAATCCAGCCATCAAAATCTTTTTTTATCATTCCCGTTCCTCCTTGACATTTCCCCATATTTTCTTTATACTATTTGAAAAGGTTGTTTTTTCTTTTTGCTCTCACGTCCGCCAACGTGAGGGCTTTTTTCATGTCCTGTATCCTCTCCTCAATCCAGATCAGGCCGGAGAGGATGCAGAAAGATACTGCAAATGTCAGGAGGATTTCCTGCATTCTGCTGTCGATCGTCCAGATCGGCAGCATAGAAACCAGGTACCCGGATACCAATGAAATTATTATTTTTCGTTCCATTTCTTATCTCCTTATGTAGTTGTCATAGTTCAAGCTGTTTCCTCTTTTTCTTTTGGCTTTTCCTTCACTTTTACGGTGATCTCAACGCCATGCTTCTTTGAGAGGATCATGGCAAGGGTTTCGTAAAATCTTACCGTATTGAATGTTCCTTGCGTTTCCATCTTCTTCCCCCTCCTAAAACTCAAATTCTACTGCAGGAGCTGTCGGCATTGGTGTATATCCGCCAGCCAGCTCCAGGCGTCTTATTGCTTTGCGTCGGCTTGCTTCGCTGTTGTCCCAGGCATATTCGTATCCATCCGGAGCCGGTCCGCGTTTTGTTTTCCCGTTACAACGATCAGTGATAGCTTGTCGACTCAAAAAATTCTTTTTCGCTGCTTCTCTCGCAGATCTGTAATATTCCACATCCTGTCCGCAACTGTCCAATTTCACGACTATTTTATTTCTGGAACTGTAACCGGTCAGTTTTCCAAGTTCCTGTCTGGGTATGTATGCTATATTGTTTATGTGATTCTCAGACTGCATTCCGTTCTTATGATACGGAACCGCACCGTCAGGAACAGGTCCTAAAAACGTCCTTGCAATCAGGGAGAGAACTATCTCCTCTTTCGCTTTTCCGTCTTTTGTGAGCTTCACAACCAGGCGCTGACTCCCTTTCATTTTTTTGTGATAGGGAGTCATGCTGCGAAACTGTCCGGATTTCAAAGTTCTCCGGATGTTCCCCTCTGTGCTCGCCTGGTATTTGCCGTCATATCCTGGAATATCTTTCCATCTTTCAATCAAGGTCGTCCCTCCCTTTATCCTGACGGCTATGCTGTTTTCTTTGGTTCGATATTCTTTGCCAATTGCATTCCGATCATGATTCCCTTGATTTCTCTTTTTTCATTTTCAGTTAACTGTTTCAGCATTAAAATCATTCCTCTGAGATCTTCTTTCTGCTGTTCCAGAGTTGTCCTTTCTTTCGTTGTTGTCATATATCTCACCCCTTTCGCTCAATCTATTGACTTTTAGCTAATGTTCTCCTATTCTGGTATCACAAGGCACTGCCATGCCTGAGTTTTATGAAAGGAGAAATGTGCCATGCGTAAACCATTTACTTATTCACTGTCAGATAATGATGTCCTTACTATCATTTCTGTCTTAACAGTCATGGTTAATGAACTCCCGGATTCCAATTTAGTATCCCCTGAGATCATTAGCCAGGCTTTGTACTACAGCGATCAGGCACTTGAAACATTGAGTAATGGCGGAAATCAGATTTCCAACAATCAGCTTTCTGCTATTCATATGGCTTTGCAGTTGGCTGATGGAATTATTTCCGGTCAAGTTCCAGCAAGTAACGATTCCATAGAGCTTTGTAAAAACTCTTTGTTCTCGATTCGTAAATTGCTTTCTGTGTTTGATAAGTATTTTTCAGATTGACCTTTCGATATTTCAATTTGAACCATTTTGTTTTTGGATGAAAGTTTACAGTTATCTTCCATCTTTTGTCCGTTTCCATTTGCTTCACCTCTTCTCTGTCTTCTATGTTGACATTATATTCTACGCAGTTGATTTTGTCAATACTTTTTGTCTACTATGTTGACTTTTTGACTTTTTAGTGATATTCTACTTTGTAGAAAGAGAGGTGAATTCAATGACCCAAGGTGAACGTGTTCGTTCTGTTAGAAAAGAACTTAACCTGACACTTGAAAAATTCGGTGAAAAATTGGGTGTCAGCAAGGGAGCAATCT